TTTTTTCCTCTTGAGTATACTTTTTCAAGTGTAACACTCCCTTCACCTTTTAAAGCTACAATTTTACTATCCACAGATAAGCCTAATTGCACATCTTTTCTGTCTGCTGTTACTTTTGCATTTACTTTTGTAAATTCAGCTATTTTTTCATTATCTATCCAAAGAGTTCCATGAGCACCTGCAATGGTATGGTAGCCTCTTATAGTTGTATCTGCCATTTTTGCCTCCTATCACATTTTTATAACTAAGCTAAGATTTGCCATAGTATCTGCAAATCTAACATCACCTGTTAAGAATACATCATCTCCAGAAGGATATTTTAAAATTTCCATTTCTGTCATTTCTTCTGGGTCTTTTCCATCTAAAACAATTAATCTCTTTTGTGCTTCTAAGTCTATTTCAACCTTATTGTCATAGTCTCCACTTAATACATTTGGAGCCATTTCTTTAAAATATACTTTTGTAACATTAGAGCAGAAATTCATTTTGTTATTATAGTCATTTATGTAAATTCCTAGCCAATAATTTTTAAATGTATCTCTTATATCATCAGTCATAAAGCACATTCCCTCAACTATTTTGATTTTTCTTGTATCTTTTTTCCAAGTGCTATCAAAAGTAGTTTTTGAGTTTACACCATAATTAACTCTGACTTTTTCATCATCATTGTATAGAGAGAATTTACCAAGTTTAGGCTCAAAGTAATCTACTTCTTTTAAATCACTCATTACAAAGTTGTCAGCAGAACGATTAAGAGGCATTCCTGCTATAAGTCCTGCTATTGCTGCTGTGTACTCTTGTGCAGTAAATTCTCCATAAATAGACTTATAAGTTCCAGTATTTCCTAACTCTACAATAGCCACATGATCTGTATTATTAGCAAAGCTAGATACATATTTAACAGTCTTACCTATTGCTCCATCATTTCCAAATACTTGTTTAGTCCAAGTTACAAGTTTTTGGTCGTCGGCTTGTTCTGCTCCTGGATAACTTAACCAATGCATTTTTCTTTCTTTAAATTCACCTAGAACATCATCTAAGTTCTCTCCAGTTTGTAAAACTCTTATTAATACTTTCTTAGCTCCATAGTGCATTGCTAATTTAATGTATTTTACATTCTTAGCATCCCATTCTTTTTCTTTTAAATCTGTTATTGTTTTTAGAGTATTCCATTTAACAGTTTTTTTAGTATCTTTTAATATTAAACAAACTATACCTCTTTCACTTCTTTGAATAGCAGTTGTTGCAAGAGTTTTAAACTCTATATTAATGTTTGGACTAGCTTTTATTTGTCCTACTTCATTTCCCATTAATTGCTACCTCCTTCTTTAAATCTCAATTTTAAGTCTTGCATTAGCTCATAATCATAAGGTTTTCCATATAAGTCATATAAACTCAATGTAAAGACATAATGCCCAACTCTATCTACAATGTTTATATCTGTATTTCTTAAAGTTAGATATCTATCCAGTACATGCAAAACTTTTTTCCCTTCTATTTCAAATGCATCATCTAAGTTTTCTAAATTCTCTAATATCTCAGCATTAGTTAACTTTCCATTAGTTTTTGGAAAATAAACAACATCAATATCTATTGTTTTTAATTCTCTATATTCGGAGTTAAACTCTTTTTTATAACTAACTAAATCTATATAAAAACAAGGTTTTTTAATATTGTCTATATCTTCACTATATGGATTTACTTTTAACTTTTCTGAAATAATCTTATTTAATGCATTTCTTATATCTGCCCATTTCATTTCTTTATCAATCCTCCATAAAAATTTTTTAAATCTTTATAGAATTTAATTTGCCTCATAGCCACTGCTGTTCTTAACATAAATCTACCTCTGACAAATTTAGTTTTACTTCTTCCAATTCTATGTCCATATTCAACATGTGCAGCATAATTAGTCATGTTAAACACAATCTGAGTAAATTTTTTCCCTGTTATTTTTTTTTCACTTTCTCTTTGCCAACTATCTCTTAAAAGTCCAGTGTCAACAGGAGTTAAAATTTTATTTTTATTTTTTAATTCTCCTACCATTTCCTCAGCCTGTAACATTAAAAATCTTTCAGTAGCTTGTGGAGCTTTTGTTTTTATTTCATCAAGAATCTTATCGAACTCTTTAAATCCTTTAAGTTCCATAATCTACCTCATTTTCGGATACTTCAGTTAAGACTATCTCCTTATGTTTTATGATGTTATAGGCCAAAGGTTTTGAAGCCTTGAATATATAAATAGCTCCATCAGCTTTTCTTGTAATTTTCAACAAATCATTTTGTTTTATATCTACATCTAAATCTACAAAGAGTTTATATTCTTGTGAACTACTGTTGACTGGTCCAGGTATTACATCTCTCAACCATTTCTGAGAAAGTCTGCAAGGGATATCTTTTAATATTTCTCTTTGTTCTTCAAATGCTCCACCATATTCATCCACTACTACAATAGATCTAATAACTGTAACTCTATCATTATGTAATTTATCCAGTATTCCCATTTTTTATAGTACCTACCATCCTAAATCTAACTAATTGGCTTTTTAAAGATAAAAACATTTCATCAGTAGAGTTACTACTTGTGTTATATTCTATTGTGGTATCTCCCTCAGTTACTTTAGAAATATTTCCTTGTAAGTTTGTTTCTTCAATAGACTTTAATGCTAAATGCTCTGCAAATGGTTCTATGAGTTCAACTGGAAAATCATCTCTATTCATAAAATTTAAAGATTTTCTAACTAAAATAGTTACTTGAATTTTCAACTTAGCTTCGTTGCTAATATCTGTTAATTCTTTCACTTTTTCAACTATTTTATTGTAAAGTTCTTCCATCTTTAACCTCCCAATATGAAAAAAGCAGGAGTTTTTATTCTCCTGCCTCTGTCACTAGGTCATTATTTCTTAATATTTCTATTTCATTTTCATCAGATGTTGAGTAAATTCCATCTTTGAATTGAATAGAAGTTCCAGCTATAATCAAATTTTTATAACTAGATTCAAAAGTTATTTCTTTTGTTTCTTCAACATTAGTTTCTTCTACTACTTCATTTATTTCCTCATTTTGTTTTTTGTTATCTTTTGCCATTACAACCTCCTATGATATTTTTACATTTTTAACATGTACTTGGAATGGTAATTTTTTTATTTTGTGAGCATACTCTCCATGGAAAAAGTAAGTATCTGCTAAACGTGTTTTTGCAGCTAATTCTTCTTTTATTGGATATAATTGTTCTAAACTCACTTCATTCAAGTTAATTAACAAAAATTCATTTGCCGCTAAAGATATAGCTGGGAATACTGATACAACACCAGCATTTGTAACTATTTCTGTTATTTTAGATCCTGTTACTTTTTCTGTTATATCTGTTCTAGCAAAATCTTTATTCATTTTATTAATTTGAACGCCAATAGCCCAAGGTACACAAACAAAATATTTTCTTGATTGTAAATCAGCAGCTCCTGGATTTCCTTTATCAACTATTGCTTTTACTGCTGTAGTCAATAAATCTATTGAAAAAGGTTGATTTCCAGCATCTAAAACTATTCCATGTTCTTTAATTAAAGATTTGATTCCTGCAGAGTGTCTTATATCTCCATTAATATATTTAATTCCATTTAAAAGTTTATTTTCCATAGTTCCTAATAATTCATCTTTTTTCTTTTGAGATTCTATTTCTCTTGCACTTAATCCACCTTGTCCTTGTGGGTTTATATGTTTCATAGTTTCGGTAACATCATATGTATCATAGATAATACCTGTATTGTTTGTTATATGTTTAGATAGTCTAACAGTAGATGGTTTTAATTCTCCACCTTCTTCCATTTCTATTCCTAAACTTTGAACTATTGTATTTGCTGCTATATTTCCAGTAGTAGAAGTTGTTCCTGCATAACCTCTTGTAACATCCGCTTTGTTATCAGTTTTAACTTTAGTTATTTTAACTATTTCATCTTCAATAGATAATAAAGCATCTTTAACTAATACATCAGCATCAACTACTTGAATTTCGGTTGCTCCAGTATTTAAAGCGACTTTTAAAGTTGAGTTTGTTTTTCTTTCATAGGTATCAACCCATTCTATAGTTGTTGAACTAGCTGTTCCAATTCTTCCACCTCTTAAAATATGTGAAATTATTTGAGATGTGTTTGGATTTATTAATGTTAATTCATCTGAAATATCATTTGAAATTGATTGACTTCCTGAACGAATTTTACTATCTGTTTGTGGTGCTGCAAATAATTGGATGTTAAATTTTGTCATTCCTAAAAGTGTTTTATAGTGTTTCATTAATCATTACCTCCTGCATTTTCTGCTTCAAATTCTTGTTTAGCTCTCGCGTAATTAGCTCTGTCTATATCAGAACCACTTTCAAAAGCTTTTTTCTTCAATTCTTCTAATTGAGCTTTTTTATCAGCTCCACCATTACTTCCACCATTCATAGCTCCTGGTACTCCACTGGCACCAAGTCCTTTTACAGATGCTTCTATTTCTTCTTCTGTAGCTCCAGAAAT